TTAATCATCCTTATTTGCCGTCTTTGGGGGCGTAATGGGGGTGACACCGTATTTATCGTTAAGCATGCTCACCTGATCCCCGCTGAACTCTTTAAGCCACGCCGAATATACCCTGTAAACCATTTGTGCGTCTTCATGGCCGAGCTGGCTTGCAATAAATGACGGGTTAGCACCGGCAGAAAGTGCCCAGCACGCGAAGGTGTGTCGTGTCTGGTATGGCGTTCTCCGGCGGATACCGGCTTTCTTTACTGCTGCATCCCACCGATCGCTGATCGAATCGCAGGTAAAATACTTCCCTGGCTTTTGCTTCTTCAGGCCGGGCAGGAAAACGAATCTGTGCTGTTGCTCCTCGGAGCTGCCGTATTCTCTGAAATGCTGAACGATGGTCGTCTCCGCCAGCTCGCCCGTAATTGCATACTGCGCGCGTAAAGCATCCAGTGCAGGGGCGAGCAGGGGCAGCACCCGATCTCCGGCCAGCGTTTTTGGCGGGACGAAATTGCCCTGTTTTGTCAGGTTTCTTCTGACGTGAGCCGTGCCTGCCTCAAAGTCGATATCATCCCATGCCAGCGCCGCCAGTTCCCCGTGGCGCAGACCTGTATTGATGGCGAGCTGCCACAGGTTACGGTCCTGACCACTATTCGACAGGATTAGCCTGGCATACTCCTCACGATAAAGTGGATCGGGCTTTGTGCGGTCCTTATGCAGCTTAGGAATGTATTCAAACGGCTTATCGGTGATGAATTTACTGCGGTGCGCATAGCGCAGGATCTGGCAGGTCAGCGATATATAGTCGTTAACTGTGTTAACGCTCCGTCCGGTTTTCTGGCGCTTATTGCCGGGCGCATAGAACGTCTCACCGCGCAGCAGCTCTTTCCGGTAATTCATCAAATCGCTGTGGGTGATATCAGCAATCAGCGTCATTTCACCGATAATCCGGTTAATGGTTTTAAGCTGCGCTTTAACGCGGACCATTGTATTTTTTGAAATGTCCTCTTCTTTAGCATTTAGCCAGAGTTCAACTAACTCACCCCAGGTATACGCTACGCGGGTCGATGAGAATTTCTGAAGTGCCTTAGAGTCGGGAAACCGCGCTGCATAATCAAACAGGCCAAGCTGAATTTCACTGACGATTACAGCGCGCAGATTACCGGCTTTCTTTATGTTCGAGGTATTTACGGCCCAACCTTTGAGGACCTCCCGACAGCGGGAGCCACGGTAGAGAAAGGTGATGCGGATTTTCCCGTTATGCAGTTCAACGCCCGTTGGGTATGACATTACGACTCCTGTACTAACTGGTTAATCCGTGGGTAGTTGTACCAGATGATGCCTCGCTGGGTTTCCATACCGGACAGGGAGACGCGCTTGAAATGAATGCCTTCAATCCATGCGCCCTGGCGGAACGCCTTAATCTGGCGCTCGCTGAGACCTGTTTTTTCGGTCAACTTAGACGCCACAACCCACTCTTCATTGAAAATTATTTGTGCCATATGAAGTACCTGGCGATCAGCACGAGTATAACTATGCTGATCGCGCGTTGATGATATTTCGATATCAAGACATTCTGCCGGCCAGGCGGCGCAGCCGCCGTGCGCCGGTGATCGCCGTGGCCACGTAGCTGGTGCTGCGATTTTCCACCTCGACCTTTATCTTGGCTCCGTCCACCTGCACCGTGTATTCGCTACGGGTGGCCCGGCTGGCGTAATCGCCGAACCGCTCGACATGTTTCGCCAGTGCAGCGTCACAGGCCCGGCGAGCCAGCGGCGAGTCTTTCCTGCTTCGATTAATTAGCCTCATTCAGCACACTCCGGATCAAACACGTCCCAGCAGTTCCGCTCGATATTCGCCAGCAGGCGGCGATCCTCTACCTCGGCCAACGGGCGGCCGGTCAGCTCTGCGATTTGCCGGTTGCTGTGCGTCAGCAGCATCTTCAGCTCTTCGTCATTCCAGCGGGCTTGTTTCTCGCTCATCTCGTTACCGGGAGGGTTACCCCTCCCGCCTCCCTTATCAGTTCACGTATTCCGGCTTCATATCGTCCAGGGTAACGGCGAACTGGTCATACAGCTCGTCGCCCAAGTGGCGCTTCGCCGTCGCCAGTGCCTGCTCGGCTTTAGCGAACTGTTCCTCGGCACCTGGCTCGCCGGGCTGGGGCAGGGAGTTGATCGCCGCCTCCACCTTGTTACGGGCATCAACCAGGTAATAGCGCCGAACGGCTTTGTTTTTCAGCTCAGTGAAAAGCGCGGATCCAAGTGTCGCCTTTGCTGACTCAATGTCTGCACGCACGGCTTTGGCCTGGTCCACAGATTGTGCTGCTTCAATGCGGTCGCGGAACTCGTCGGCCATGACATCAATGTTGGTACCGGCTTCCTGCGCGCTGGTGGTTGATGATTCAGCCGGGATATCGGCAACACTTACGCGCTGCTGCGGTGCCGGGTTAATCTCTTTTTCCTGACGGTCTTCAAGCTCATCAGGTGTGTATACGCCCAGGATTACATCCGGGCAGAACAGACGCGCCCAGCGTTTTACTGCCAGATAAGCGAGCTGCTGGCGGGGATCGTCAGCCCACAGTGTCGAATTACGGGTGCGGGCCTGAGCCAGCAGCAGATCCAGCTCACGGGGGTGATCTTCGCCTTTGAGCGTTGCGCGGATGATAATGCCGATACCTGCTTCGTCCGCCATGGTCCAGCCCGGAACGCGGTATTCGCCTTTTTCACCCTTACGGATGTGAAACTTACCAACAACATTTTCCCATGGACCGTACCACTCATACTCAAAGCGGTTCGCCAGCACACCGCTGCGTGAAATCACTGCGTTAACCAACTGGGCTTCATAACCCAGCACGCCGCTAATCAGGTGCGTTTTCTGCGCCACGGCGAAAGGGTTCATCTGCCACTGCGCCGCCTGCATCGCAACGGCCATACAGTCTGCCTGGTTGCCCTGAAGGTGTTTGGGCACTGTTGCCGCACCCTGAGCCATAATCTGGGCAAATGTGCTGATGGCATTCAGATACTGTGAATCGAACAGCGCGATGTTTGAGTTAACGACAGCGTTCTGGTCGGCTACTGCTACGTTTGTGTTCTGCATTCTTGTTCTCCTTAAGCCGTGCGCAGCGCTTCGAGGCGGCGCAGATCGTAATCGGTGAGTTCGTCGGTGTAGTCATTGGTGATCGGTGCTGGCCATTCGCCTGTATCGAACGCGTTGGCAATGGCGCGCATCGTCGCGCGGTATTCCAGAATGCCCAGCTCCACGAGCTCCGGGGAGGCCTCAACGATGGCAATCCAGTGGTAGCCCTCATCCTTGTTGACGAAGATCCAGAAGAACTGGTCCAGGCTTGCCGTCTCCATGTACATACCGGCGCTCAGGTGGTAGTCGCGATCAATGATTTCCCGGTGCAGTTTTGCCCGCAGGCCGGACTGCTTGATGTTCCACATGCTGATCGTCTTGAGGTCTGCACCGATGCGCACACCATCCACGTCGAGCTCAAGGTCAGGGCGCACGCGGATTTCCAGCCCGGTCTCTTCGTCAATGCCGAAATAGCTGGTCTCAACGGCGCGATCAGGGTGCAGCAGCAGCTTCCCGGCGGTCGGGTGAGCATGCAGCGCTTTCTGGATGTTCACCGCGGTGGCGTACTGCTGGCGGGTAACCAGAACTTTGCCTTCCGGGTTCTCACGCCAGGCGTCCAGCAGCTCGTCGGCGAATACGGCATCCGGGCGGACCGCCTTGAGAGCCTGAATCAGATCCACTTTGGTACCGGACACTTTCAGCGGCGCGGGCTTCTGCGCTTCCTGTGCAACCAGGTCAGGATTGACGACCGCCAGCTGCTCGAGGAGCGCGTCACGGCTTCCGGTGGTCTTCGCCGGGCTCGGCAGGGTGGCGTTGTACTCTTTGATGCAGGCCTTCATAGCTGCGGCGGTCTGTTTTTTGTCGGCCTCGATGCGCTGGAACTCCTCCGGCAGCGCCATATAGCTTTCTGCGGTTTCGTCTACTGCTGCGCCCAGCGGCAGCGGCGCGGGCAGGGTGGCGTTATGGGCCTCCAGCAGCGCTTTGATATCGTCAGCGCTCAGCTGCGGCGGCAGGCTGGCGTTGTACTCGTCGATGCAGGCGCGGATCGTCGCCGTGGTGGTGAGCGCACCTTCCGGGATCTCCGGCTCGATGCTGAACTCGGCGGCCAGCGTCTCCGGCTGCAGCGCCAGTGCATGCACCAGGCTGCCCATGTCGAGCACCTTGGATCTTTCGCGCGCGATGGTCTTAGTGACGTGGCGGGCGTTGAAGTACATCAGGCTGACGCGGGCGTCTTTCACCTGCGTGCTGCTGATGCCATTCGCGGCGTGATATACGTCGTTCGGCACACCCTCATAACGGCCCGGCTCGAAATACGCTGACCATTGCTGTGCAGCAGCTTCTGGCTCGGTAATATCCACTGCTGGCTCGATTTCTGGCGTTTCTGGTTCGGTTTGAGGTAATTCCGGCTCATTATGGTTCAGAGGTTCGATATTCTGGTCCAGATCGGCGGCAACGTTGCTCGCCAGTTCCGGTGCCCGTGATGCCAGAATCTCCGCCGCGCTTAAACCGCCTGCTTGCGCAGCAGCTGCATCAGCGCCTTCGACCGCTGGTATCGTATCACCAGCTTCGACTTTGCTCGGGTCAGTCTCTTCCATCTGCACATGTACGACGCTCTCCGCTTCCTGTTTTGCGACTTCATTTGAGGGGGTGGCCAGCAGGCCTTCAATGGAGAACATACCGCCGCCCAGGCTCTCGACCTTGGGCTGATCATCACCGGCCGCCGCCCACTTCGGTAGGGTGTGAACTTTGTTATCTTGCTCTTCTGCGATCTGCTGCTCTTCGGTTTTTACCCACTTCGGCATTACGTGGTTCGTATCGGCCAGCTGGTCATCGACTTCTTCGGATGCAGTTTCTTCAGCTGGCGCAGCAGCAGGGGTGATCAGCATCGTCTCAACGCCCTGCCAGCGCTCCTCGCTGTCTGGTTTTCCTGTATCTGGGATAAACGCCACTTCTTTGGCGTTCTGCGCGATGTAGCTAATTAGCTTTGGAGTCTCGTTGTGGATGCCTTCCGGCGCATTGCGGATCAGGACGAAAATGGCAGCACGTGAAAAATCCAGAATACCCGGCGTCTTGCGCAGCTGGGCACTCCACGAGATCCAGGGTTCTTCTTTGTTAGCGATGATTTCTTTCGCACGGCGCAGCACGCCGCCGGGAATCTCGTAGATGTTGTAATCCATCGGCAGCAGGGCGGCCGCGATTTCAATATCGAGAGTATCGAGGGTGTGTTTCAGGTCCGGATTACGATCAGTAGTATTTCCGCCAGCAATCGTGCCAGTGTCCGTGCGCTGAATGGTTGAGACCCGGTTGCCGTTAATCCACTCTTTAGCGAGCATGCCGCGATCGATATAGTCCGTCTCTTTCCAGGCCTTCATGAAATGGAGCATCAGGGATAAATCAGGCGTCGCTTTGTCAGAGGGAAATACACGTTTAATGGCATCCGTGAGCCTCCACAGCTCGAAGTCGCGGAGGTTTTTCATGCCCTCTACGTTTTCGGCGGCCAGCAGCAGGTTTTGCACGTAGGAGTTATCGGTGTCCATTTCCAGCTGGCGAACGGTGGTCAGCTGCTCATTGTCCACATGGTAGGCGTATTCCTTCTCGGTGATGAACTGCGCGAGCAGGCGGTGGCGGAACGATAACGTAGCGACGGTGTGCAGCTCTGGCATGTCTTTATCGCGGAATGCCTGTACGAGGGCCTGGGCCTGGGCAGTTTCTTCAGGCGTAGCTTCCTGCAGGGTTTCATCATCAGGTTCGCCGGTGCTGACGATTTCAGGGGCGGGCAGCTTGCCGCTGAGCCAGTTTTCTACCAGCTGGCCGCGATCGCCTGCTTCGGCTTTAATCCAGCTCGACATGAAAACAGCCAGCAGCGCGGGTTCGTGTTCTTTATCCTGCGGGAAAACGCCTTTGACGGCCTGCACGAGTTTCCACTCGGCGTGCAGGCTGAGCTCGCTCATATCAGGAACGTCATTCTTGGCCTGCAGCAGGTTCTGGAAGTAAACATTCTCCTCATCAGCAGCCAATTCGTTGGCGACAATCTGCTGCTCCTGGCTGATTTCCGAAAGGTATTTGTCACCCAACAGATGCACGGCGAAGCGGACAGCCGGGGTGCGATTTTCAAGCAGGGAGGTGTTGCCGGCGTTTGCGGTATCAGTGGCGGTTACCGGCGCGGCAGGGAGATCCGCAACGCTGGTGGTCACCTGGGAGAGGGTGGTTTCATCCTGAGATGCGGCGCCGGGGATCACGTTCCAGGTGCGCTGGTCGTCTGCCAGGGTATAGCGATCGCACCAGGTATCATCCAGCACGCCTTCTTCCGGCAGATCATCAACGACATGCCAATCGGTGCGCTGCGGCAGCTGATAGTCAGCGCCACGGCCAACAGCGATATCAGCGTCATCGAGAATGTTGAGGATCTCGCGTTCTGCGCGAGAGTCGGATTTTGCAGATAACCAGCAGAAGAGGTTTTTCTTCTCTGATTTTGCTTTAGCTTTAATCACAAACGCATAGGTGTTCATTGCGTCTAAGCTCCTTTAGGTTGTAAGATCCCCGGCGCTGTATAAGCCGCCATTGACTGGGTGGTTTAAAATTTCCGGTGTACTTTGGTCGGTCACCGGAGGGAGAGCCCGCTTCGGCGGGTTTTTTCGTTACAGGGTCACGGCGGGCTGTTCGCCGTTACGGACAATGCGCTCCACTTCGAAACACTCACCCGCAACATGCTGCTCAACAGCTGCCGCTTCACACTGGCGCTGGTCGTCATATACACCCAGCACCACATCCTGAAAATCGCCGTTGGTCATGCCCACGGTCAGCACTAATGCGAATAGCGTGTTCATCAGTGCGTCCCCGCCGGTACCAGATGCGGCTCAATATTGCGGGCGGCATACGGGCGGCGAATGTGACGCAGGTTGCCCTGCGGTTCATGCCAGTACATGCCTTCGATATGATTAAACGAGACGAGCCAAGCTGCGCCGGTGCGACTGTTGCGCATCGCGATTGCTTTCCCGCTGTTAGGTACTGCCTGATTGGTAGTTGCCATCTCATCCTCCCGGTCTTTCCCGGCGTCAGAACGTAAAACCTGCTGCGTGTTGATAATTCCACCTTACCCGGTGCTTCGTATGCCGCCGGTAGCTACTGCATGGGCTCCATGCCTTGGTGGTCGGTACTGCGTTTTGATGTGGCTAGTATTATCGATTCAATCGATAAGTGTCAATTTAAATTGATGATTAAATTTGTGGGTGTCGATTGAATCGTAAGGGCAGGAAGGTTTAGGGCGTAAAAAAACCCGCTCGTGGCGGGTTGTATGGTGAGGAGCTAGTCTAGCAGATTTTAAATCTTTCCGATTACGTGTTTTTCAGCCCAGGCTTTCATCTCGTCTATCCGGCTCTGGTAAATCCTGAGCATGTTTTCTCGGTCATTAGGAAGAAGCATGTCATACAACATCAGCAGCCTTTTCTGATCTTCCGTTAGCTCAGGAATCGAAGAATAACCTTTCTTAAGAACCTGCTCATCTTCATCAGTCATGAAGAACCAGTAAAGCGGACGACCAGTAGCTGAAGGGAGCTGCTCTAAAATCTCAGCTCTAGGCAATATGCCTGCGGAACACCAGCCATTCACAGACTGAGCTTTGGCACCGACGCGGCGACCAAGCTCAGCCTGAGAAATTCCAAGTTCGCTAATAGCCTGCTGAAGACGCTTTCCAAAGTTCATTGCCTGTCCATCCATAAGTCAATTCAACAAGAAGTCCTGTTGACATGAAAGCGATTATACAGATTTTTTCTGTAGGTTATGATTATCGATATAATTTGACACTATCTATTTAATTTGCTTTTATACCGCCATATTCAACAACCAGAGAATCACCATGAAGTTACGCATTCAACGAAAGCTCTTATCTGTATGCAGTCAGGCTGAGTTAGGTCGCCGCTTAGGTCGTAGAGCCCAAACCGTTAACGGATGGTTCAAAAATAAGGTTCCTGGGGAACTGGTAGTTAAAGTCTCTCGCGCCATTGACTGGAGAGTTACACCGCACGAGTTACGCCCTGACCTTTACCCCAACCCAACTGATGGTCTTCCCCAACAGGAGTAACCATGCAAACACTTACTTTTCAACAGAGTAACTCTTTTTCACAGTCAGCGATGATAAATCGCTCTCAAGTCAAAGAGCCGAACCATGTCGATATCCGCGACGCAGTCCGCGCCTGGGCAGCGGTTGCCGGGCAGGACGTCGTTGCTGCTCACATCGTGGATCAGTGGCGCAGCTGTGGCGGGCAGGGTATCGAATTTCCTGCAGACATCAGCCGCGCCCGGCAGAAGTTATTCCGCTGGCTCGATAACCGTTTCGATACCGATGACTGCCGGGATCGGATTCGCCAGCTGATGCCCGCCATTCTGGCCGTTCTGCCGCTGGAGCATCGCGGTTCGCTGGTGGGCGGTGATTGCAAGCTGACGCGCCTGGCACATGCCGAGAAAGAGGTGGGTGAGGCAAAGCGCGCGGTACTGCTGGATGCGCCCAGACATCAGAAGCTTAAGGAAATGAGCGAAGGAATAGCCGCACTTTTCAGGCTTGAGCCGGATCTGGCCGGGCCGTTGATGGCGATGGTAACGACAATGCTGGGGGGAATATGACAGGCCTGAAAATGGTGAAAGCCGCGGTGCGTGAACACCAACGGCTTTCGGGTGCAATCACGGACAGCAATCGCGAGGTCATTATGACAAACGCTTATTTAAAACACCAGGCGAAAGGGGCATAGCTATGTCAAATGTCGCTTACGCCGATTTTGCGGCACGCACTGCCGCCAGGAGCAACAGGATGGAGAACCAGAAGACCGGTTTCATCCCGTTGTACCGGAGTGTATTGAAGCAGTCCTGGGGCAAAGACGTATATCTCCGCACCCTTTGGGAAAACCTGCTTCTTACCGCTGCGAGGCAGCCCTATACGGCTAACTTTAAAGGCCGTCAGTGGCCATTGCAGACCGGACAACTGGTGACCACCACAGCCGATCTGGGGCTGGCTTTATGCGACCGGAACGGGGAACCCACCAGCCGTCATGCAGTGGACCGTATGCTCGCCTTTTTTGAGAAAGAAGGGATGATTACTACCGCCGGAGAGCGCCGGAAAGGCACGGTGATCACCATCACGAACTATGCGCTTTATGCTCAAAAAATGGACGACTTACCCGCGCATAACGCCGCGCATAACGGCGAGCATAGCCCCGCGCATAACGAATCCAGTAACGGCGCGGCTTCTGAGGGTGATGCCGCGCATTACCCCGAGCATAAGGCCGCGCTTAAGCCCGCGCATCATGAACAAGAAGTAATATTAAATACTAACGTATTTAATGATTGTCAGAAAAAATCCAAATCTCTTCCTGATGCTGCAGTTCAGACCCCCGCTGGTGACAAGTGGGGTACCGCTGAAGATCTGCAATGCGCAGAGTGGTTGCTCGCCCTGCGCAACATCACCAAGCCTTCGATGAAAAAACCGAACCTGGCCTCCTGGGCGAATGACATCCGCATGATGCGCCAGCTCGACGGTCGCACACATCGCGAGATCTGTCTGCTGTTCAAATGGGCAGCGCAGGATTCGTTCTGGCACAAAAACATTCTTTCGCCCGCCAAGCTGCGTAAGCAGTGGGACACACTGGTGCTGCACCGCGAGGATGGCAGCCGTAAGACCACCAGCGATGCACCGGCCAGTGACGCGCACTGGAACAGCCCAGAAGCCTGGAAGGATTTCATATGAACCACGAACTGTTTCATGCAGTACAGAGCCGCGATGGCGACATGCTGGCGCGCATGGCGGGCGGCAACCGGGATCAGGCCAAAGTCATCAACAGCGACGCCGAGCGCATGGTGGATCTCCTGTTCAGTCAGCTCAAGCAGGTCTTTCCGGCGTCCACGCAGACCAACCTGCGTAGCGAGGCAGATGAGCGTACGGCTAAACAGCAGTGGATCGCCACGTTCGCCGAAAACGGCATCCGCAGCCGCGAGCAGCTGGTGGCCGGGATGCAGAAAGCGCGCGCCAGCGTGTCACCGTTCTGGCCGTCGCCGGGGCAGTTCGTCGCCTGGTGCCGTGAGGGCAAGGGTCTGCTCGGTGTGAGTCCGGCGGATGTCATGACCGAATTCTGGAAGTGGCGGAAACTGGTTTTCAAATACCCTACCAGCGAGCAATACCCGTGGCCACAGCCGCTGCTGTATCACGTTTGCCTGGAGCTGCGCCGCCGCGGCGTTGACCGTCAGATGAACGAAAAAGAACTGCTCAGCGAAGCCGGGCACCTGCTGGCGCACTGGGAAAAGCGTGTTGCTGACGGCAAGCCGATCCCGCCGGTCCGCCGCGCGCTGGTAGCACTGAACCAGGACCGGGGGCCGACGCCCGCAGAGATGCTGATGGCTGAGTACAAACGCCGCCAAGCGCAGGGGAGGTTTTGACCATGGCCAGTAAATCACTTTGGGCAATAGTTGATTTTCTCCGCGAAAACCAGACCGTCACACCACGTCAGGTGCAGGCCTTGCCAGGATGCGACTGCAAGAAAGCCCACAACCTGCTGCTGCACCTGATCCGGCGCTCTGTGGTTCGCCGAACAGGTGAGCCGCATCACCCGGTTTTTACGCTGGTGCCCGGCGGGGAGTTGAACATCAAGCGGCCTAAACCAGCCGCGCCGCCAGCATCAGCAAAACCAGCTGCGCCTGCTGCACCAGCAGCAAAAGCAAAGCCGCCAGTAAAAGCAACCAAAGCACCAGCAGCACCGTCCATTGCGGACGTTTGCCGCCAGAACTGGCAGGGCTACGAAATCCATAAAATTTTTGGGAGTGCACGGGCATGAGTGAATCACTGAACAACAAAGAGCTGATCGCGATTGGCCATGAGTTTGCGAAGGCAATGACCAGCGACACGCCGATAATCGAAATCGCGAAAATGATGTCTCGCCTGGCAGAACGGCTGGACTGCACCACGGCTGCGCTGCGCGAAACGGCCAAACAGCGTGATGCGCTGACGGCGGACAACGTGGCCCGCGCCGAGATCATCGGCCGGCTGGTCTGGCAGTACAGCGCCAGCGGCATTAAGCCGGTAGAAAAATCGCTGAACCCGGCCTCCGCGCTGCTGTTTGATGCACTGGAGGTATTGCGGCAGCCAGCGACAGCTGCAGCGGTTAATGAGCTGAAAGCGCAGGGCGTTGAGACGGCGGCGGCATCTTATCACCCGCTGGTGGTCACGGGCGGAAGCGATGATCCACAGGAAAACGGGCTATGTATTCGTGAAGATCTGCTGATTATCGCCAGGAAGCTGCGTGCAGGGGAGGCTAACCATGACTGAGCGCGGCATAAGCACTGAAGTGGCTAAAGCCGAACTACAGACAGCGATGGTCGGGCCTGCAGGCAGGCAATGGTGCAACGGCCCGGCCGTATCTACCGTGCTGGCAGCGCTGGCGCAGGCAGAGCAGCGCATCGCCGAGCTGGAGGCGCGGATTGAGCCACTAAAACCTATAGCCTGGATAGTTCATGCCCGAACCGGGGATCAGCTGACTCAGGACGGCGACTATGTTGCCAATGCTGAGGGCATGGCCAACATTCATTCAACCCCACTCTACGCTGCCCCGTTAGCACAACCCGTCGCTGTGCCTGATGGTTACGCACTGGTGCCGGTTGATCCAACGCCTGCAATGATGGCTGAAATTTGCCTGGTTGAAGGGTGGACAGAGCGAGCACTCAAAGCCAGATATCAGGCCATGCTAGCCGCGGCGCCGGTCAAGGAGCGCTGATGGACCCACTCCTGCAATACGCCACCAGCCGCATCATTGAGCTGGAGCGCCTGCTGGTGTTGGATGTGCCGGAAATGGTCTGGCCCGCTGAGGTTGGACCGGTTTACGCACAGATTGAATGCGCGGGGATCTATCGGCGCACTATAAATACTGCCTTATTCAATTAGTTCGAGGTGCTTAATGAGTTCAGTGTGTTGCAAAGGAACCTAAATTCATGCAGCGATTCGGATGAAAACAAATAAGGTGTTCAGGATTTAGCTTCTCGTCGAACTATGGGGGAGTCCGGCCAGCAGCCAAATGGCTGCTGTCTACGTAATGTCAGAAATCATAAACACTTAGGAGAAACAATGTTCATTGAGACTGCTTTTTTTTCGCCGCCGCTTTGTCCATTTTTTGCTTAGTCGGAGCATGATATAGATCAACGCAGTAATGTCTTACGTAAAAGTCTGCGCCAGTTCCGCCATTCAGTTTATGATTAGTATCAAAGCGTAAGCCATCGGTGCGTCTACTATGACAATGGATACCCTTGCCATCAAGCTTTGTATGCCATTCGTCCATGATGGATTTTGTACCACATGAGCGCTTCGAATAAAAAATAAGCCCCCCTTTGCAGTTATTAACACCACCTTTGGCATAGCTGCCAAGCAATTGAGAATCAAGCCCCTTATAAACGTACTCGAATCCTTCCCACAGTTTCGCTTCTGCCACCCACTGGTATAACTCACCGTTGGCACTTTTAACTTCAAAGTAATAATCGCAATGTCCGCCATTTTGCGCATCATGATGAGCAGAGGGATACAGATGCTTAAGCTGTGAAAGAATATGCTCGGTGAGGGCATCCTCTCCTTTATCCATGTGGTGCTGCCTGCCCGATTCAGTGATAGTTATGACATTGTTTAAATCTTTATCGATCTGCGCAACAAAAGCATCGTATGTTAGCGGGCTTTGTCTTACTAACTGTTCCATAAGCTGCGGTGCAACGGCAAAAATATGCTGCATACTGTAGCCAGCATCCAAAGCCATGTCCTCTAATACCCCCTGAGACATCAATCAACCCTCCCATTTGCGGAAGATGCTGGTTCGGATTCGACCTTGAACATATTAACAAAATAAGGAAACATTCTGCGATGTAGGTCGCTAAGAGTAATTTCGTTTCCTTCTATATCAATGAATTCCTCTTGGGAAACAGCCACTATGTAGTCAGCATGTTCTATTTCCTGAACAACCTCAGAGAGTTCTTCGTCATAGAGTTTATAACGAACCTGCAGAGCTTGAAATGGATGTAGGGACAGCGTGAAGGCAGCGCGGATGAGTAAATCATCATCTTCAGCATTGCGATGAAGAGCAGCCCGAAGCCCGCCAATTGTAAGATTATGCTGTCTTGGATGATGTTCGATATAAACCGTAATCTGGTGACAGACAGCGTACAGTGACGAAGCATCCGACTTCGTCAGTTCGCTCAGCAATTGTTTGACTTGGGCTACATTATTCATGTTTCAGCTGGCTTTTGGCTGCGGTTGAGGAAGATGAGATAGTACTTTATCTATGGCAAAGCGGAAATCTTCAAGCCTCTTTGCATCATTTACTGAAAAATCAGACAGAGGCTGTGCAGTATCTAACATTTTTGGTTGACCCATGAGGCCAACTTCTACGTCAAGATTGCTATTGATACCATCAACTTCAAACGTCCATTTTTTCGCTACCATAAATTTTGCATGTACAAAGCCGCCGTTTTCGCCTGCTTTGTGATAATGATCTTTTTTGAGACATTTCTCTTTGCTTTTCAGCGGAATGCGAACAGGATTGCCATTCGTTGTAACGTGCCCCAGTTTGGTAATAAATCCATCTGTTGCATTGTAAAGCGGTTCAATAGCCCCAAAAACGTTTGTGGCCTGTCCACAGTCAATCCCATTGCGCATAAGAAAGGTCCTCAGCACGAAAAGTTGATCCTGACTAGTGGCAACAGACAGTGAATTTTTATCCACGGATAAAATCAGCTTGGACGTTTCCGGCTGCCAGTAGATTACGTGAAAAAGTTGTGTTCTCACCGTCCTTTTCATCATGTAGACAGTGTCTTCGCTCTGAAGTTTCCTGCCTTCATTCGACAAATGGTCCGCTGGCGCAAGCTCTTCAATTTCCTTATCAATGACAGTACAAGCTACCAAGCGACGGAAACGTTCATTACCTATGACCACCTCATCAGATAGTGCGGGATAAAGTACGCCTCTTTTTAAACTACTTAGCTGACCAACATCCTCAACTGGAAAGGGGAACGCATCGCTGATAATCTCAACGGGTGAGATCTGATATGTATTCAAAAACGAAGTTAAACTCTGCTTAGTGACCTCATCACGGATGAAGTAAACTTCAACTTGGCGGGTATCGAGCTGAATGGCCAGTAATCCTAGCGTATTGATTTTTTCCTGAAGCTTCAGATTACCAGAGACTATAGACAGTACTTCCTGTTTAAATACCTCTTTAGAACGGGACTTAAAAGTCAGCACTTCGCTTATCTGACTCTTTGCAAAGTTAAAGCTGAATCTCTCTAAAAGTGTGTCAATTCTGTGTTGATAAGATGTAGACATATCAGTCCTTACGCCAGGCTTATGATAATACCCTCATTTTTGATACTTAAAGATTACCATTGCGTGCTGAAGTTGTCCCGAAATCCTTCTCATAAAAATGCATACGGTTTTCCAACGAGAAGCCATTAAAACAGAACGCCTAAGGCATCACCATGTGGTCAGCGTGCGGCTGCCAAACGCAAGCGATCCGCGTTACATCAAGTTGGTTGAGAGCAAGGAATTGTGAAATTATCTCCCCCCTTAACAGGTCGTTGTTATCCATTCTGAAAGCAAGCTGCACCTCATAGCACACTCGTTGTGCCTTTTTTATTCAAAGGGTTAGCTGATAGGTTTTGAGTTTGGCAGTGAGCTTTTAGCGCGCTTAACAAGTTGATCATTCTCATTATTGCGTGTACTGTTTATTTATACAGTAATTCCAGTGGGAGGGAACATTATGCGTGTAGAAGTCACTATTGAACGTACAAAAAAACTGCCGGACGGCGCTATGTCAGCACTTGAGAGCGAACTATCAAAACGATTAAACGACGAGTTCTCAGGTTGCAAGCTGACCGTGCGTCGCGCAGCCACTGACAGCCTCAGCGTTATGGGTGGTGATAAAGATCAAAAGAAAGCAGTGGAGACGATCCTGCAGGAAACCTGGGAAAGCGCAGACGACTGGTTCTACTAAGTTGCGCGAGCTACGTTTTACGGCTGAACAGGGGGTAATGTGGGTGACAGTGCTTTAAATTCATCAGACGCGGACTGGTATGATGTTGTCCGGCGTACTGATGGAACTGTAATGTGTAGTTTTCCGGCGGGCGACCGCTTTCTGGTCTACCGCAGTGGAGGGCTTATATCTATGCGCCCGCTGCTGGACGAAGAAATTATTTTTACGCCAAATGCCGTTGTGCAATTCCTTACGGGTCTTGGCTATCGTATTGATGGCCCATCTGATAATATGATCTCATCGGTCTGAACAGCCGGTAAACCTGCTGCGCCACGGAGTGAACACCTTGGCGCAATTACAACTTATCAAGCATTCATCTAATATCCTGATCCCCGCAACTGCGGAGACCAGAGATTTTCTGCAATCAAAATGTAAGCTGGGCGCGGTACTCGAGGCGGACTTCCGCCAACTGCGTAACCCGGCATTTCATCGTAAATTTTTCGCACTACTTAATCTCGGCTTTGAATACTGGGAGCCTACCGGCGGGGCTATCTCCTCGAATGAACGCAGGCTGGTAACCGGCTATGCCAAATTCCTGTCCACGTTCGGCGGTAGCGAAGGCGCGCTGCTGGACGCCGCTGAGCAGTATCTGGCGCGCATTGCCGATCGCCGCTCCGGTAGCATCAGCGTATGCAAATCGTTTGATGCCTACCGCGCCTGGGTGATCGTGGAAGCTGGCCACTACGACGCCATCCAGCTGCCTGACGGTACCCTCCGCAAACATCCCCGCAGCATCGCGTTCGCCAGCATGGACGAAGCCGAATTCCAGCAGCTCTACAAGGCCGCGCTCGATGTCCTCTGGCGCTGGATCCTCTCCCGCGCATTCCGCAGCGAGGCGGAGGCCGAGAACGCCGCCGCACAGCTGCTGAGCTATGCGGGGTGATGACGATGAACAGAACATATCGGAGCAGAAAATGGTTAGCCGCTGTCGGCCAGATTGAACAATGCGTTCTCTGTGGTACATGGGGCACTCAGGTTGCTCACCGGAACGAAGGGAAGGGCACAGGCCTGAAAACCGACGACTGCGCCAGCGCCGCGCTCTGCGTTTGCTGCCATGACAGTATCGACAACGGCAACAAGCTGACGCGCGACGAACGCCGCCAGATGATGGATCGCGCCATTGTACTGACCCTGATCCAGATTGCCCGCCGTGGGCTGGTGGTACCCGCATGAAAATCTACGACATTACGCCGACTGGCAAACCCCGCATGACGCAGCGCGATCGCTGGCACAAGCGCCCGGCGACTGCTGCTTACTGGGTTTATAAAGCGCAGGTGCGGCTGCTGGGCGTCGCGCTGCCGGAGTCTGGTTATCACATCACGTTTGTAATCCCCATGCCGAAAAGCTGGAGCCAGAAGAAGCGCGCGCAGCATGACGGGCAGCCGCACCAGCAGAAACCCGACAAAGACAACCTGGAGAAGGCGCTGCTGGATGCAATCTTTGATGACGACAGCCGCATCTGGGATGGCCGGGTGACGAAGATCTGGGGCGAACAAGGTCAAATTATTATCAAAACACAGGAAGGGGCAGAGGCATGATTCATGCGGCAGAGGTTGGTAAAGCAGGGGAGCATGCGCGCCTGCGTACGCTGGAGAGCGTCTGGATCCAGGGCAAGCTGCGCATGTGGGGCCGCTGGTCCTATATCGGCGGCGGTAGTGCCGGGAATATGTTTAATCAGCTGCTGACCAGCAAAACGGTGAGCAAAAGTGCGATCAATGAAGCCCTGCGGCGAATGAAGAAGGCTGGCATATCAAAGCCCGAGCTGGAGGTGTTCCTCCGTGAAATGCTCAACGGCAAAAACAAAAGTGGCCTGGCGTTTTGCTCTGATGACGAGGGTCTAAAAATTGATGGAGTGATCAGCGCTGTGCTGACAAGCCAGGGGCATGACGGATTACTTGGCGTACTGGCGCAGCGCTACCGCTGGCAGAAGAGCAAACGGCAGATGGCCGAGGAACTTCAGGAAAGACACCCAGACTGGGGCTATATGACGTGTCGACGTCGGATCGATATGTGGCTAAGTCTGGTAGAATCGATGCTTTACGAACCGATGTGTGACGCGTTCGGCACAAATAGTGAAAGATTTTACTTGCAAAGTGAGCCAGATAAAGTCTAAATGTATATATGCTTCGCAAAGCTGTATCGCAAGCGGTCTTAGAGACCAGGCTTTAAAGAAACCCGCCACTGAGCGGGTTTTTTGTTATAATGTCTCCAAAACAGGAGGCGTTATGGCATGGCGCGGTATACCATTTCCAGTATCAGATCATTTTGATTTAGTTTTAAACAAAATTCCTCAGTTGAAAGTTATCACTGAGAATGGGTTTGCGTGGGATTCCCTTGCTGCCAGTGCATTAGGAGCTATGATAGCTGCTGCAATTCCTGCAGCAATCGCATGGTGGTCTATCAAGCAAAATACAAAAACATTGTTAGAAGAGCGCGCTGAGCAACAACAAAATTTAGAAAAAGACCGCATTTCACAAACGGAAATCGCGGAAAAAAACAGAATTGCTCAAATAGTTTCTGCGAATAGATTGGTATGGATTAAAGATTTGCGAGAAGCATCTGCTGAATTTATTTCAGCAAGCTATGAAAATATATTATTAGGTCAGCGCTTCATTGCAGAATATAAAATAAACAAGAATTCTGAGAAGTTTTCTCAAGCTCAAAATGACTTAAGGCATTCATTGGTAAGGCATATTTTATGCATGTCTAGAATTACAATGATGCTTAACCCTTTGCGAGAAGAGCACATTAAAGTAATTGCTCTGATGAATAGTATAAAGGATCATTGTGATAACACTATAATATCTTATAGTGATATAGATAAGAATAAAATTAATAGTGATATAAACGAACTTGTTTTGATTATGCAGGCTTTATTGAAAGAAGATTGGGAAAAAGCTAAAAATAATATGTAATACAACCTGTAGGATTTTGTCAATATAAATCCTAAAAATATACATTTCTAACCTCTTAAAACTTATCAACTGCGGATTCATATTTAGAACTGGCAGGCGTTCACAAAGAGTCTGGCCTTTTTTCCGCGCGTCTCTTAAACGTTACGCCTTGGCGTTAAATTGCTGGTGAGCGAATCCAATTAACATCTTCGCCGCCTGCTGATGGCCATCTCTTCAACCCTTTCACACAGCACCCCGACCCTATCGGAGGTGAGAGAATGACCCATATGAGCAAACTTGTAACCGGCGTCGCGCTCGGCACGTCCGGCGGCACCATCCTGAACGGTGTTCTGACAAAACTAAGTCCTGATGAGTGGAGTGCCGTCGGTGTTCTGGCCGGTATTGCGGGCATAGTCATCACCGGGCTTATTAACTGGTATTTCAAACGGAAGGTTGCCAATGCCCAAGTAAGGGCATTGGAGAAATACGGTCCGACGATAAAAGTTGGAGATGACTGATATGCCAATGACCAGCCGCCTACGTAACAAACTCATCGCCGCCGCTGGTGGTGGTGCAATGCTGATCGCTTCCCTGTTCCTCGGCGGGCAGGATGGCGTCGAAGGGCGCAAGTACGTGGCCTATAAAGACGTCGCCGGAGTGTGGACCGTCTGCGATGGCCACACGGGCCAGGATATTGTGAGAGGGAAGACCCACACCGATCGCGAGTGTGACAACCTGCTGTGGAAAGACCTGCAGCCAGCAAAGCTTACAGTAGATAACTTGGTCAAAGCGCCGCTGAACGAGTTTCAGCGAGCCGCACTCTACAGCTTCGTCTTTAACGTTGGCTCTGACGCGTTCTCGAAATCAACGCTGCTGCGCAAGCTGAACAAAGGCGACCATACCGGAGCGTGCGAAGAGATGCGCCGCTGGGTTTACGCTGGCGGCATGAAGTGGAAGGGGTTACAGAACCGGCGCGAGATGGAGCGTAGCATGTGCCTGGCGGAGAGCAAACATGACCTTTAGCCTTCGAACAGTTCTGCTGATCGCTCTTGTGGTGATCCTGCTTGGTATTGGCTATGGCGAGCTACGTTACCGGAATGGCTGGTACGCCCACGCCGACCACATCAACGCACTGGCCGCCGGTAAGAAAGCCAAAGCCGAGAAGGCGATTCATCCAGTCGAGCAGAAGGCCGCGCAGGCCAGCGACGAAGGCCGGATCATCTACCGAACCATAACCCGCGACGTGGTGAAATATGTCCAGGATCCGAATCGTACCGTTTGTGTTTTTGATGATGAGTCTGTCCGGCTGCGGCAACAGGCTATCGACGCTGCCAACTCCATCAGCGGATTTGATGCAGGACCCGTGCAAGGCAAGTGATGCAGGCGCAGACAGCGACGCGGATCTGCAAGCGGATATCGAGACAGCGCAATGCCTCCGTCAGCTGCGGCTGGATAAGTACCGCTGGCAGGCCTGGTATAATGCCGTTAAGTAATGCGGCATCGCTCAAAGTTTAACAGCACGGCAATATCCACTGCTGATTTAATGACCTATCCTGACCGCGGCTAATTACAGCGGAGGGGATATGAAACAGCCTGTAGATCCGAATCAGGTGGTCGTCTGGCAATTAGAGTTCCGGTTCTCAACTAAGGACGTATCGCTCGTACACGGCACCCACTTCATCCAGGCGCTGCAGAACGAGCCGACCCACCAGCTCTATGACCGTTTCTTTGATGAGATAGACATTGAGCTGCGAGCCGAGCATGGCGATTACCAGCTACGGAGTTGCAAAATTCGGCCTGCGATTGTGAAAGAAGACTGACCGCTACGGGCGGTTATTTATTGTTAGCGACACGAGAGGCACTATGTCATTACAAGGCAGCGATAACCCTAGCAAGTTCCGCGAAGATTGGGATAAGCAGACTGATAATGAGTAACAGGCATTCACTGAATGCCTGTGATAATGCTTTGTGAAAACTTGACCCCACATGTAATGTATGGATTCAATTTTTTACAAGGAGTAGTTATGACAATCGTTGATTACAACGTATTGATTACATTTGACTTAAGTTATGCAGATTCGAGTGATTACAGGGTAGTGAATAGATACCTTTCTGAGCAAGGGTTTGAAAAACTTTCTCATAAAGGGAATCAATTACCAGGTAATACTTATCTTGGTACGAAATCCGAGATTGTTGGGCGCTTTGAGACTGAAATCGAAGTTGCAGTTAAACTCAAAAAACAAATCTATGCTGCGCTTAAAAGAAGTATGAATGGAAGTGGTCTGAGTTCGGTTGTATTTGTAATGGTATCTCCCTCGCATTCAACCTCATACTCTTGCTCAAAACCAATAGATTATTAACCGATTTTTTCCGAAAGCCACTAGCATCCGCTGGTGGCTTTTTTTATGCGCCTCGTACGCGCACCAAAGAGAGTCTTTCAGCCGTGAGCCTGGGGATCCGCTTCTCTCGGGCGGCTGTCCCGTGCGACAGGCTCACATCTAAAAGGAAGCAACCATGAGTAATACGTATCAAGTCGCTGAAGTTTCCGTGACGCTGCCGGCGATCGGAACAGTAAGCCGTGATGATTATGGCAACGAGGTTAAGTGCGGTGCCAAATGCCGCGTTCATCTTCATGCGGTTCATCCTGACTGGCGCAAACAGGGATCAGTCTTTGATGGCTTTTTGGTAGGAAGCGTTCTGACTTGCGGTTATACAGATATGCCAACGCATCACACCCGGCGCATCCTGATGCCGGACGGCTATAAGCTGGTGGCGCTTAGCGTAGACGAGGGCGGAATGCCAAAGTCATGGGATAGCCTGCCTGTGTGTTTCGTGGGTGGGTTCATTGAAAATGGCCGCCGTTACGAAGTTGGTATGGGTGTTGCTGTCGAGGATGGCAAAGAGCAAGTTGCTTTTAAGGCTGATCGGTTTGCTGTCACTGCCGCGGCTCAGAGCATAATCGAAAACGCACAAGCAATAATGACTAATGCCAGTATTACTGCCACTGAGTTAAAGCCCCGCCTCTCTGATGAGATGCGCGACGCTGTCATTGACGCCATACGCGAGAGCGATGTGTTCAAGGCGCTGCAGGCGTCGCAAGATGCTCAGGCCTCGGCACTTGTCGCCATGCAGCAGGCGATTGAACAGACCGCAACCGATGCTATTCGCAATGCTATGAAGCCCGGCGGTCTGCTGTATCGAGGCATTTGATGGTATGGCTCACGACATTACACAGCGCCCATATCCGCCGCCCCTGTTCGTAGACAACCCCGACCTCAAACCCTATATCCGCATAATTCCCGCTGAAGGCGTTCACGAATGGCTGCATGCCGAGATCCTCAGCGAAGACGGCAATCTGCATAATCCTGACCATGCTCACCTGCTGGAGGCCGATCTGTGTTTCCTCTGGGCCTCGAATGCCTTCGATAAGAAGGGGCGAACCGTACTGGGTCAGGCGGAAGAGGTAATGATGCGCGCCGGAGGGTGGCAAAAAGCCCGCATGGAGCAGCAGATGTATGAATGGTTCGGGCGTATCCCTGACTTCATTATCACCCTGGCGGCAGATTACTGCGCTCAGTGTTCGGATCTGGAGTTCTGCGCGCTGGTGGAGCACGAGCTTTACCACATAGCCCAGGAGACGGATGAGTTTGGCGCGCCGAAGTTCACGCGTGAAGGGCAGCCGAAGCTGAAACTGCGTGGCCACGATGTGGAAGAGTTCGTCGGAGTCGTCCGGCGCTACGGGGCCAGCCAGGACGTACAGCAGCTGGTGGACGCTGCGAACAACCCTGCGGAGGTTGCCCATCTTGATATCGCCAGG